AGGTGCTTGTACACGCCGTGCTTCTGCAATCTGTTCAACAGTTAAGCCTAGCTGTGCCAGTTGATCTGGTGACATAGTTGCTGCTTCTGCTAATGCTTCTGCACTAGGCTTACCTGTAGCAGCAGTAAGCTTATCCATTACACCCTGTACAGCAGGAGATGCTGTTGTAGCATCATATGTAGAAGCACCTGTAGTCGTAGGTGCTGTGACAGGTGCAGTAGTGTCGGCTGTAGTCTGTGTAGCTGTAGGGGCCGTACCTTCTACTTGACCAGTACCTGCGGCAATCTCACCTGCAGCTTTATCTTCGTCAGACACAGTAGCTACATCAGCAGTAGTAACCTGTGAAGACGGATCAGCCATAGCTGTAGCAGTAGCCTCTGCACCGCTAGGCAACTCTGTAGCAGCAAACGCTTGCTGTTCAGCTTGCAATGCAGCTTGTGCAGATGCAACAGCCGCTTCTTTAGCTTTGATAGCGTTTTGTGCAGCAGTGTCTCCTGGGTTAGCAGCAAGAGCTTGTTGAGCAGCAGCTAGTTCACGTTGTGCGTCTGCTAGACGTTGTTGTGCAGCGTTAAGTTTAGTGTTGTCTGGTGTACCACCTTCTGCATAACCACCACGGTTCATAGCTTGTACGCCACCTATAGTGTGACTGTGTGGTGGAATGCTTTGCTCTTTTGGCTGTTGTGCGGATACAACACTAGGCTGTGATGTGCCAATTAAGCCACCGCCGGGTCTAATAGTTTCAGCAATAGTTCCGGGCAACATGACGTCAGGTTGTATATTACTTATAATAGGACTAAAGCCTGAATCCATAGGTAATTGCATAGGACGTTGAAGCATATTAGGTTCTATCTTAACAGGTCTAGGACGTGCAGCAGTAGGTTGGATCATACCAGCAGGGGCATAGCCTTGTGCTTGTGCTTTTAAGCGTTCATCTAGTGAAGCAAACCCACCTTCAGCCATGCCAATACGCTTCTGCGCTAGTTCAGCCATCTTGCCTACACGTGATGCAGCAGCAGGATTAGCAGCTAAGAACTTACTTTGCTCGTCACCTTGCATACCCTGCATTTCAGGTACAATCTTACCTAGTTGTTCTGGGGTAAACCCTGCAAACTTCTTAGCCATTACTTGTTATTCCCTAATTCCATCCATACGGATGTTGCTATAAATGTTAGCACTGCTACTGTTAAAAACTTTACGATAGTTGACCATACACCCTTGCGTGTCTCACGGTACGTATCTAGCAAGTTGCGCAACTCTCGAATATCGCCAGAAGCATCTTCATCATTAAGACCTACACTACGTAACGCTTCTTTAGCACCGCGTTTAGCGGCACGATCAAGCATAGCCTCTAGTTCATCTGGTGTCAAGTTATTGGTCATGTGGTTGCACCGTATATTGTACCATTGTCAGTAAGCGTATAGGTACTTCCGCTGCCCTCAATAGCCTTGCCGCCGCTGCCGCCCGAACCAGCACCGTTGCCACCTGAGCCACCATTAGCACCCCAGCCACCACCACCGCCAGACAGTGCAATATTGCCGTTTTGACCAGCGTTTCCAGCCGAACCACCGTCTGCATTGCTGGTGCCGCCAACACCTGGAAGTATGCGCCCACCGCCACCCCCTGATGTCCTGTAGTTAGGATCATTATAACCAGCGCCACCACTACCACCAGCGCCACCGCCCAAGCCAGGAGCAGCAGAGCCATAATCTACGCCGCCATTACTGCCAGCATTACCAATGCTGCCACCAGAACCCCCAGCTACACCACCGTTACCACCGTTACCACCACCAGCACCGCCGCCGCCGCCAGAAGGCCCAATTTCATTTGATCCACCTCCACCCCCGCCACCAGCAATAAATGCGCCAGAGTTGTTAACAATAGTTACACCTGTAACACCTGAGTTAATTTTAAGAGCAGGGCCACCGCTACTACCAGAATTGCCAAAACCAGAAGCACCATTACCACCACGACCAATAATGTAACCGCTGTTGGATAAAGTAAGTAAGCCACTGAAAGCAGATGATATAGTCAAGCCAGCAGTAGCTGTGCTATTCGACCATAAATACACACCACTGTTAATAGTAACAGCTACAGGGTCTGTACCATTCCAACCTGCTGTAGTAAGAGTGCTATTTAGGTCAACCTCTTGTGCGCTAGATGAGAATACATAAGTGAACTGCTTAATGGCACCGTAGAAGTTTGTCATATCAATAGCACCAGACGTAGGTACACCTGTGTTATTACTGGTTACGTGTGAACCATTACGATAATACTCAGATAAGCTGATAGGATTAGACCCACCAAACTCTGTCTGAATCTCGCTTAACTTTATTGCGCCTGATGATTGTAGTGTCATTATATTGTACCGTAAGCTGTCACGTCACCGACTACTGTTAGATTGCCAGAAGTATCCAACTTCATCTTGTTAACATCACCAAAAGAGATGATAAGGCTATTATTAGCCCCGTCTATCTCAAACTTCCAGTCATTTCCACCTGCAGTCATAATAATGTCGTTACCTGCTGTAAGGTTGTTTGCAGCAGTAATATCTGCCTGAGCGTAGATGTCGTTGTCTGTAGGTACATCTGAGGTAGTACCTACTACCAAACCATTGGCAATATTAACACCCGATGACCTAATATACATCTCTATAGATGAACCAGCTTTAAAGCCTATGGTATTTGAAACATCAAGATTAATAGCACCGCGTTTGACACCTTGTTTGTATAAGTTAATCTCATCACCAGTGTTAAGGGTAATATCTTGAACATTAGTTTTTATTTCAAGCAGTGCTGCTGAGTATATCTCAGAGTTGTTAAGCACCAGATCATCTACAGTAAGGTTAGTAAGTGTACCAACGGATGTGATGTTAGGTTGTGCTGCTGTTGTTACGGTACCTGCTGTAGTAGCTGTACCAGCACTACCAGTTACATTACCAGTCACGTTACCAGTAAGATTACCCTCAAACGTACCTGCTACAAATGTCTCACTACCTACCGTCCACTTATCAGATGTCTCATTCCAGACAAGAGTTTTGTTTGTAGCTGATCCACGTTCAACTTCAATACCGCCATTCTGTGTAGGTGTACCCGATGCGTTGCTGTTTAGTGTAATAACATTGTCAGCTAGGTTGATTGTCTCTGTGTTAACTGTAGTAGTTGTACCTGATACAGTAAGATCGCCTGATACTACAACATCATTAAATGTCACGTCTGATGTGGTGGATAGTGCTTGGTTAGTATCAGACAAGTCTGTAGCAGCAATAGTGATGTTAGCAGAACCATCAAAGCTGTTACCTGCAATAGTACGTGCTGTGTGTAGAGCGTCTGCTGTGTCTGCTTTACCAGTAAGATTACCTACAACGTTACCAGTTACGTTACCCGTGACATCACCAGTCAAGTCGCCTGTTACATCACCTGTCACGTCACCAGTAAGATCACCAGTTACATTACCTGTGACATTCCCCGTTACGTTTCCTGTCAAGTTACCTGTGACATTCCCCGTTACGTTACCAGTTACATCTCCTGTGATGTCTCCTGTCACGTTGCCCGTAAGATTACCTGTAACATTGCCAGTCACGTTGCCTGTAACATCACCAGTTACGTCACCTATTAAATCACCAGTTACGTCACCTATTAAATCGCCAGTAACATTACCTGTAACATTACCTGTAACGTTTCCTGTTAAGCTACCAGTTACATCACCAGTAAGTGGCCCTGTGAATGCATCAGAGTCCACAGTACCATCAAAGTATGCATCCTTAAACTGTACACTAGCAGAGCCTAAATCTAAGGTATTTGTGGTCTTAGGTAAAACACTGGTAGCTGATACAACAAGGTCTTGGCTTGGCCCTACCTTTTCAATAGGTGCGCCACTACCTGTCGTACCATCATGCGAGTGACCTGTGGATGCATTAAAAGCAGATTCAATGGCGTTGTACTCCGCATCAAAGTCATCTGCATCAATAACGTTACCGTTAGCAATGTTGTTTGCTGTATCCTGACGTGTGTAACCTGCCATATTATTGCCTATCGTTTTGTCTAAACTCTAACAACATAGTGTCGAGTGTGAATGTTGGATTAGTTGAGTTATCTTCAATACGTATCGCTACTGTTTTACCAGAGCCAATGATATTCTTATTATAAACA